GCTATTGAGGCGGCTATTGCAAGCCATAGTCGCTAATGTTAAATATGCTATAATAGATTACGGCACTTTTGAGGTTGTTTTTAGGTAAAGCTGGACGTTTTCAAAACGAAGCACCATCCCTTGCGGAACGCGGCGTTAGTAAACACCACCAGCCAAGTCTGTCAACGATTAAAACTCTGTCGTAAGAACGTGCAGCGAATAACGCCACGGAGAGCCAAGGCTCCCACCGTTGTATCCTCGCGGTCACTGTGCCATCGGGCCTAGCCCGAACATGAGGCGACCACATTAGTTCCGCTGCAAGGAACAAACGTGTGTCACGCGGAACAAGCTCTGTTCCGTGAACCCTTACCTCATGGAGATTTCAATGGCTTTCCCGAATACCACAGACATCGTTGCAACGACAATTCAGAGTCGTTCACGCGCTATCGCCGACAACGTGACCAAAAACAACGCCCTGCTTTCCAAGCTCAATATGCGCGGCAACATCAAGCCGATCAGCGGCGGTAACGTCATTTTGCAGGAACTGAGCTACGCGCAGAACGCCAACGGCGCGTTCTACAGCGGCTATGACTTGCTGCCAGTCGCGGCGGCTGATGTTATCAGCGCTGCTGAGTTCAACATTAAGCAGCTTGCTTGCCCCGTCGTGATCTCCGGCCTCGAAATGCTTCAGAACAGCGGCAAGGAACAGTTCATCGACTTGCTTGAAGGCCGTATAAACGTAGCCGAAAGCACGATGTCGAACCTCCTGGCGGAGTCTATCTACTCTGACGGCACCGGCACTGGCGGCAAAGAAGTCACCGGCTTAAACGCCGCTGTACCCGCTGACCCGACCACCGGCACCTACGGCGGCATCAACCGCGCCACCTGGACCTTCTGGCAGTCGCAGTTGTACGACTTCAGCGCCGCGTCAGTCACCCCGTCTGCGACGACCATCCAGGCCGCGATGAACTCCATGTGGGCCAAGCAGGTCCGTGGCTCTGACCGTCCCGACTTGATTGTCTCGGATAGTGTCTACTGGACATACTTTATGACCTCGCTTCAGGCCATTCAGCGTTTCACGTCTCCGGAAACGGGTTCGCTTGGCTTCCCGACGATTAAATTTATGGATGCGGACGTCGTTCTTGATGGCGGCATCGGCGGCTACATCGGCTCTTCGCTGATGTTCTCGCTGAACACAAAATACATTTTCCTGCGCCCGCACAAGGACAGGAACATGGTCGCTCTCAGCCCGAACAAGCGTTACTCAGTCAATCAGGACGCCGAAGTCCAGATTCTCGGCTGGGCGGGCAACCTCACTAGCTCTGGCGCTCAGTTCCAGGGCCGCATTCAAGCCTAAGTAGCCGTGGTGGCTCACCTCGCCTTGGCGGGCTTGGTGAGTCCCTCGTCCGCCAAGGCATTTTTTAACTAGGAGAGATCAAAATGGCTCAAGCAACAATCGGCATTAGTGCCGCTCAGGTTACTGCTTCAGCGGGTACTGCTGAATTTCGTCTCGGCACCGTTGGCGGCTACGACAGCCCGACTTTGGGTTATCAGGAGTTTGTCTATGGCCGGGCGAGCGGTGCCGTTACCGCTGCCGGCTATGGCGTTGTCGAACTGACTGGTTTCGACTTCGCCTTGGCGACGCTCACGAACACCGCGCCTGGTTCTTCTGGCTACGGCACTCGTTTCGGTGCTGCCCAGGCCGTGCTTGCGGATAATGAGTACGGCTGGTTCCAGATTTACGGCAAAGGAAGCGTTCGCACTCTGGCTTCTGCCGCTAAAGGCACTCGCCTTAACTCGACTGCGACCGGTGGTGCTCTTGATGATGATGGTACGGCCGGCTCAGAAGCCATCACCGGCCTCGTTATTCTGACCGCGACGGCTGGCGCTGCCGCGACGAACACTGACGCTATGTTCTCGTACCCGTCGGTTGCTGAAACTCTGTAATTGCTAAAAACAGCGCGGGGCAATGTCTCCGCGCTGTTTACTAAATAAAACAAAAGGACATAAAAATGAACACCGCCACAGCCCCGACAGATTGGAATAACGTCTCTGATGCCGTTGACGATAACTCCAACAGGTTTCAGAACGACGACAAGCTGCATATTCAGTTCAGCCGCCGCCCGAAGATTCAGCCCGCGGAGTCAGACACGGCTGGTCGCGCTATTTACAAAGAGATCGACTACATCACGATCATCGTCCCCGGCGACAAGGCAAGCATTATAGAGCGTCCCGTCACATCTAACGACGCCACGCGCTTTGCGTCTAAGTATGCAAACTGGAAAGCCAACGCTGGTGTTGTGCAGGAAGGCACGCCGATTTCATCGCTGCCCAAAATGACGCCCAGCAAGATTGAGGAATACAAATACTTCTCCATTCACACTGTCGAGCAGCTTGCCGCTGCGTCTGACAGCGTGGGCCAGAAGTTCTTTGGTTTCCAAGATGACAAACGCGCTGCCAGCGCTTTCCTGGAAATTTCAAAAGGCAACGCTCCGTTTGAGCGCATGAACAACGAGCTTAAAGAACGTGATGCCAAGATTGAGGAAATGCAGTCTCAGATCGAGGCACTCAATAAGATGATGACTAAAGCCAAAATTTAAATAAAGGCTGGGTTAGATGTCTTTTCAGATTATTGAAGATGCAACACTACTAGCGATTGTTCAAAACGTCGCTCAGATGGTGAGTTATCCGACGCCAACTGACCCAGCCGGCGATTCTGATCCTTCCGTTCAGCAGATGGTTCAAGCCGTCAATATGTCGGCTACGGAACTGATGGGCCTGTACGATTGGCAGGAACTCACGCGAACCTACTCAATGGCAATCTCTGCCGACACTCCCGGCCAGACAGAGCAAGCGTTCGATCTACCTGAAGATTTCTACGAGTGGATCGACCAAACGCAATGGAACAGCACTAACCAGTGGCCCGCGATTGGGCCTATCAGCCCGCAGATGTGGCAGAACTTATTGGTGAGGGCCGTCCTACCAACGATGTCTTTCTATTGGCAGGTCCGCGATAATTCTCTCTATATCCTTGCGCCGCCGACTGAAGCGCAAACTCTGACGTTCATGTATCAGTCTCTGGCCTGGGTGGTAGACCAGGACACCCCGACACTTTACAAGAACCGCGCTACCAAGAACGGCGACACCATTCTTCTGGACGCCTTCTTGGTCACGCTCTACACGCGGGCAAAATGGCTTGAGATGAAGGGGCTTGATTCATCCGCAGCCATGCGCGATTTCCATGTGAACTTTGAAAACCGCAAAGGCCAAGAAAAGGGCTCACCTGTTTTGAACATGGTGCGCTCATATGGCTTCCCGTACCTTAATGCAGTCTACAACACGCCTGACACTGGCTTTGGTTCGTAATGCCCTTAACAGAAGTCAAACCTTACAAAAGCCCAAGACGAACAGCGGCGGCGCAAGTTGCAATGCTGACGAGCGTTCCCGCGCCTACGGGCGGTTTGAACTTCCGCGACCCCATCAGCGAAATGCCAGCTACCGACGCCATGGTGATGGACAACTTTATCCCACAGCGCACAGGATGTTTGCTGCGTAAAGGATGGAAGTTTAGCTGCAACTCTCTAACCGATCCCGTCACATCTCTGTTTAGCTACAACGCAGCCAACAGCGCCGATGACAAGCTATTCGCGGCATCTGGCGGCAGCATCTGGGACGTTACAGGCACGGACGCGGTTGAAGACCAGGCGGCAACAGGATCAACAGACGGCATTTGGAGTACGACACAATTTGCGCTCGTCAGTGGCGAAGTCGTCCTGTTGGCCGTGTCCCCCGGCGCGGGCTATTGGGTGTACAGGACTTCCGGTTGGACAAAAACAACGCCCACAGGCTTGCCAACTGGTCTGTCGTCCATAGCCGTCTGGAAAAATCGCGTCTGGTTCACCGAAGATAAAACTTCAACGGTTTACTATCTTCAGACCATCGACGCGATTGATGGGACGGCTATCGCGTTTGAGATGGGTTCGCTATTACGCAACGGCGGTTCTGTTCGCGGTCTTATCAACTGGACGCTAGATAGCGGCTTTGGTGTAGACGACTATCTTGTCGTGGTTGGCACCGAGGGTGATGTTGGCATCTGGCAGGGAACAGATCCAACGTCTGCCGCTACGTTTGGATTAAAGGGTGTTTGGTATGTCGGGCCTGTTCCAGCGGTAGGCCGCTTCTTTACCTCATACGGCGGCGATGTGATGATCTTGTCAGAACTTGGCTTGGTGCCAATGTCTCGTCTGGTCAACGGCCAGTTTAGCGAAATACAGCCAGGGCCTTCGTCGAAAATACAGAACGTGCTGTCTCCTATCATTGAAAAATATCGCACTGATGCGTCATGGGACATTATCCTCGTGCCGAACTCGGATGTGTTGATTATTAAGCTACCGCCGCAAAATGGCATTTATGTTCAATACGCAATGAACGTGAACACGGGCGCTTGGTGTACGTTCAGCGGCATGCCGATGGTCTGCACCGCGCTTCTTAACGGGCAGCTATATTTTGCAACTGATGACAAAGGCATTGCTAAGGGGTTGTTTGGCGAAGAAGACGGGATGAAGCTTGACCTCCTAGGCGGTGATGCCATTGCCGGCAACATTCAAGGCGCGTTTAACGCTTTTGAGATGCCTGGTCGCCTTAAAAGGTTCACAATGGTGCGGCCTGTTTTTATCGCGGAGCAAGCGCCCGGCGTAAAGCTGCGTATGAACACGCAGTACAGTTTCACCAGCGTAGCGGGAACGCCGTCATTTAGCGGGACTACTTTCTCTGAGTGGGATACGGCCATTTGGGGAACTGCCAAATGGTCTGGCGTTTCCAACACATACGAAAGCTGGTTTGGCGTTTCTGGCGTTGGTTATTTCGGCGCGGTGCGTATGCGCGTTAAGGGCGTTGGCGGCTCGACTACGCTGTCCTCCTACCATGTCTTGTATGAGCCCGGAGGCATAATGTAATGGCGTCTAATCCAATTATTGCTGCGCTACGCGCTAATTCTCCGGCTCCCGCAAGAAAGGCAAGCGGGCCTACCGCGCTGAGCTTTCCGTGGATGCAGAACACACTTCCAGGCACGCCAGGCACGCCAGGCACGCCCGGCATGCCCAGCACGCCTGTCACTCCGCCCGGTACGCCCGGCACGCCCGTCACTCCGCCAAGCACGCCTACGGCTCCGCCTGTCACGCCTGGCATGCCCGGCGACCAATATTGGTACACCGACCCATTCACTGGCGAAAACATATATGGCCCCGCGCCTACGGCTCCGCCGCCTGTCACTCCGCCCGTCACGCCCGGCATGCCTGCGGCTCCGCCGCCTGTCACGCCGCCCGTCACGCCCGTCACGCCTACGGCTCCGC